AATATCCACAGATATTAAGTGTTGTATTTTCAAATGACAAATGCACAACTTTAGACCAATACAATGAAGGCGATCACGTAGAGGTTCAATACAACCTTAGAGGACGTGAGTGGACTAACCCACAGGGCGAAGTCAAGGTATTCAACACAATACAAGCATGGAAAATCCACAAACAAGCAGAGGGTGTCGAAGCTAAAGAACACGCACCTGATAGAGCAGATTTACCATTTTAACCAAGAGGGGGCTAACCACCCCCTTTTTTTTATAACTTTACCAAATGCTAATAAACTTCGATAAACATTTAAAGAAACTCAATGATATACGTGCAGGAAAAGTAAGCGAGGGTTTACGCTTAGGGATAGATAGATTAGATAATCACTTTCGTTTTGTGCATGGTAATCTTAACTTTATTTTAGGACACGCCAATACAGGTAAAACACACTTAGTATTTTATTTGATGTTTCTGTACTCACTAAAGCATAACGTCCGATGGCTTGTGTTCAGCAGTGAGAACGAACCCTACGCACTAATTAGAAAGCTAATAGAGTTTGCAGAAGGCAAACCGATTAACCAAATAGAGAAAGAGGACTTTGAAAAGCAATACGATTGGGTATATAAACATTTTAAGTTTGTAGATACTGAGAAAGCGTACACATATAAAGACCTTTTACAACTTGCTACTGCTGTAAAAAAGGCGTGGGATTATCAAGGGTTTTTAATTGATCCTCTTAATAGCTTAAAAAAGGATATCCCTAAGAACTCAAACAGCTATGAGTACAGCTACGAAAGTCTTACCGATATACGAATCTTCTGCAAACAGCATAACATTACTACGTGGATATGTGTTCACGCTGTTACAGAAGCATTAAGGAAAAAACACCCTCAGGGGCATTACTACGCTAATCAACCTATACCACCTATGGCTTCTGATAGCGAGATGGGTGGGATGAGTATGAATAGAGCTGATGACTTTTTAATCATACATAGATACATATACCACGAAACGGATTGGATATACTCAAACCTATATTCAGCTAAGGTTAAAAACCAAGAGTTAGGGTACAAACCTACACCTATGGAAGATCCGATTAAGTTTAGAAGTATATTAAATAATGTAGGGTTTGAAATAGATGGAAAAAATTTAGTAACTTACAATACCAAAAAACAAACAGATTTACCATTTTGAAAACCACATTAGAGAAGATTGCAGAGAAGCACGAAGATTGGCACAGGATAGTGTTATCGTTTGGATGCAAGGAATCAGTAGCAGAAGATGTAGTACAGGAGATGTATATTTTAATGCACAAGTATATACAAAAAGGTATAGACATATCCTATAACGACGAGATAAACTATTACTACATTTACAAACAGCTCAGGGGTTTATTCATTGACTTGCACCGAAAGGAAAAGAAAATAATAAAAACTAACATAGACACCTTGTCTGAGTTTATAGACGAGCAAGGAGAAACAAAACAAGCAGATGTCTGTGGTGCTATGAAGCAAATGGATAACCTGCTTGATAAAACCTTTTGGTATGATAGGACTGTATTTGAGATTATTAGTGGTGGTATGCCTATTGCAGAGTTAGCAAGAAAAACAAACATATCTTACTACTCTCTATATAATACCTATAAGAATGTTAAACAATTAATCAAAAACAATATAGAATGGGATTAGGAGATTTAGTATATTATTTTACAAAATACACAGGGATTCGCTATATATATAAGAAGATGTACCCTAACTGTGGGTGCGATAGACGTAGAGAATCTTGGAACTCTATCAAAATAAATCGCAATGAAAAATCTGAATAAACAAGATTACGACAAGTGGACTGAGTTTAAAAGCAATCTCAGAGGTGTGGTTAATAAGCATGAAATTGAGATGATAGCAAAGCTACACGCTAAATACTTTGACCACAAACTTGATATACCTAAACCCTGTGGATGTCCTAATGACAGAGCAAGAAGGGTAATTCAAAAATACATAGGCGAACTAAACACTTTATATGACAAAGGCATACAAGTATAAACAACCTTTAGACGATGCCCTGTACCGAAAGCTAAACAAGGATAAGAGTGTCAATCATTTTTTTCAGACCAAGTATGTAGGTAAGTGTATGAAGCTAATAAGCGACTTCTATAAATACCACGAAAGCAAAACGCATAAGGATTGGGAGTACTCGTACAAATGCTCAGTAGGTTTTAAGCAACTATCCTATGTAAGCCAAAGGATACACTTAAAAAATCAATGGATACCACTTGAGCAGGTAAAGCAATATGTTTTCTATCGTGTGATAGGACAGACTTGGAACGGATACCAACAGGAGCTTAGCATCATAGACGAACTTAAAGAAGAGTTTACCAATATAGATATAATCAAAACAGACTTTGAGAAAGACCACACTTATTGCATAGATGCTGAGGTTATAAAAGACGATTACATTGTGTTAGGGATACAGATAAAACCTATCTCTTACAAGATGATGAATACAGCTTACCAAAACAGAGCAAAGGCAAACCACAAAGAAAAGAACGATAACTACGCACGTATGTTTGCCCCTTACGTTTATGTTTACTACGATGATAAAGGGATTGTAGACAAGCAAGAAACGATAAACAAGATCAATACAATAATGCATCTTAATATATGAATTTGATTTATTAACATTTTTTTATTATATTTGTATAACATTAAAACGATAATATGAGAAAATTATTTAATTACATAAATAGCATTGAGGGTACTATGTACGCTGTTGCTATCACAGTTGCCTTTTGGGTGGCCATCTTAGATATATTACTAATCACTTACGTTCTATTAGCATGGTTTTCAAAATAACACCCACAGGATTATATATCGTCAACAAAGGCGAAACGATAGAAGTAATGACTCAGACGGAGTTTAACTTATACTACACTCAAAATGTGTGGTGGGCTAAAGCTAAAAAGTTTATAGGGTTATGAAGATAGACTTTGCACAGATAGGACTTGTAGGAATTATTATATGCTTGATATGGATTTTGGTCAGTTACAATATATGATAGACTCTGCTGAGATTTTAGAAGCGATCAGCAAGTGGCAAAAGAAGTCAGACAATGAGGAACTGCAAAAAGTATCAGAAGCAGCTGTACGACTCGTGTTCTATATTAATCAATTAGAGTTAGAACGATACAGCTACAAGCGTATCTTACGAGAGGAACGTCAATCAGTTATTAGAGCTGTGGAACGTGCAAGACGAGTAGAGAAAGAGTTAGAAAATTTAAAAGAGAATAAATATGGATTATAGCGATTGGTTAAAGTATAACGAAGAACCTGAGTACTCATGCCCTATGTGTGGTACAGAGGTTAGAAAGTTAGCAGATTATTGTAGTGGAACTTGTTTTGAAGCAGACTTAAGATGAGCGAGATAACACTACTAAATGGGGAACGCTTTAAGAAAGACACCCTTATAGATTTACTGAGAGAGGACGAGTTTTACTATGGGTATATGTCAAAGGTAGCCCTAAGCTCATCATCAATTAAGATGCTACACCAAAGCCCAAAGAAGTATAGGTTTGTTACAGACTATGGTTCGCCTGAATCCCAACCGTTAAGAGATGGGTGGTTGTTTCATACCGCCATCCTCGAGCCCTCAGTTTTCAACGATCAAATCTTTGTAGATGTGCAAAGCAAGAACACAAAGAAGTATAAGGAAGCATTAGCAGAGCATGGTAAAGTATTTACACAAAAGGAAAAGCGAGATGCAGAGCGATTAGCTGATGCGTTCCTAAGAAACGAACAGGCATTAAGACTATTAGACAAAAGCGAGTTTGAAGTACCTGCCTGTGGTATGATAGGTGGTTATCCATTTAGAGGTAAAGCAGATGTATTAGGTAAAAACAAAATCGTTGATCTAAAGACTACAACTGACATAAAGGGATTCCCTTACTCAGCTCGTAAGTATGGATACGATATACAAGTGTATATTTATTGTGAATTATTTAACGTACCTTACACAGACTTTAAGTTTGGTGTAATGGATAAGGGAACTCTTGATATAGCGATATACGATGTATCAGAAGAGTTTTACAATGAGGGTAAAAGAAAAACACACGAAGCCATAGAAGTTTTTGAAACATTTTTTGTACATGGCGCAGATTTAGATAATTATTGTTTAACAGGAATTTTATAACATGAGAACAGAGATAAGAACATTCAAAGCAAGGGATTTAAAAAATCAAATAACAATCCCTCTACATCAAAGATGGAAAGAGAAACATCACATAAGCAACTTAAATAACTCAATCAAAGCGAATGGGTTTTTAACAGCAGTAACATTATACGAAATACGCAAAGGGTTATACTCAGTAGAGGATGGATACCAAAGGTTAAGCTCTGTAATTGAGAAGATGCCTAATCAAGAGATACACGCTGTTGTAGTGCCAAACGATACAAAGGTAAAACCTGAGGATGTTTTTCTATCACTTAACAATATACGAAAGCCATTACAGATACAGGATTATATAAGATTTCACGCAACTAAACGAAGTGTGAACCCTTTTGATAATGATAACTTCTATACGTTTGTTTGGAATAAGATATACAACAGCCCTGAAACACCTAAGCAACTTGATGAAGCTATGGCTGTTAATGGTGTATTCTCACACGCATCTATCAGGATGCTATTCACTCAATCATCAAATGATTCTTTTAGAACAGGGAACGCAAAAATACAAAGCAACGCATCAACCCGATTGAGATTATATTATCTACTACAATCATCCTATATAGATGAGATCAACAAATATCTTGAGTGGGATAAAATGACACACAAGTTGACCAAGTGTGCTTTAGCAGTTATTATTAATAAGGTAATTCGCAAAACAAACAATGTAGATAAGATGTTAAAAGAGTTGGTTAAGTTTGCTCTGTTTCTTAACAGAAGTATGCCACCATACTTAAACACCACAAAGGATAACGTAGTTACATATTATAATCAATTTGTTAAAAATAAATTAAGCACGATTAGATGACATACACAAAAGACATTAAGACACGATTAGAGAAAATCATCAAAGAACACTTAGGTATAGATATAACTGAGAACAATCGTAAGCACAAAACAGTAAGGGGTAGGATGATGGCTTATAGAATAATGCGTGAGCAGGAAGTGATTAAAAGGCATATCTCAGAATCATTTAAGCAAAACCACGCCACAGTTATATATCACTTAGATAGGTTTACCCATTACTACAAACACGATAAAGACTTTAAGGCAGACTTTGACAAGGTGTATAACATATTCTACAATATAAAGGACGAACCGATAGAGATAATTACAAAGCGAATAGAGGACCCTCTGTACTCACTTATAGATCAAGTACCCGAGGAACGTAGAAACGATGTTAAAACACGCTTAGAAGCTATGTTAGTAGGGTTTAATATACAGCCGAGGAACCAACAAGCGACTATATACAATGCAAACGCAGTTACAGCAGAATGATAACAAACGAGGACTGTATGGATTTAATGGCAAGGTATGAGGATAACTACTTCGACCTTGCTATTGTTGACCCCCCCTATGGTATTGAGGTAAACAAAATGCAATTGGGAAGCGGTAAATATAAAAACAAAGGTAAAGAGTGGGATAGTGAAACACCAAAACAAGAATTTTTTGACGAGCTTTTTAGGGTATCAAAGAATCAGATTATATGGGGTGCAAACTATATGATTGACAAAATCAAAAAGCCATCAATGGGTTGGGTGTATTGGGACAAGATGAATGGCACAAGTGATTTTTCTGATGGCGAACTTGCATTTACATCTTTTAATAGGGCTTTACGTTCATATAAGCATCACTTATCAATGGATAGAAGTCAAAGATTTCATCCAACACAAAAACCTATTAAGTTGTACGAATGGCTTTTAATGCTCTATGCAGAAGAAGGAAATAAAATACTCGACACCCATTTAGGTAGTGGATCAATAGCAATAGCGTGTCATAATTTAGGATATGAGCTTACAGGGTGCGAACTTGATAAAGAATACTACGAAGCTGCCATGAAACGAATAGAGCAACATAAACAACAACAAAGACTATTCTGATGATACACATGATACGATATTACAAACATTGGAAAACAACAACTGATGATCCTAAGATATTAAAGTATTGTGATAGAATGATAGAACACTTTAGTAATGAAGATAGACCTGACCTTAGATACAAACGATTATGATACTATATATGGACTTTAGTGGGTTCTTAACAACCATAGTACTCTGTGCCTTCTTTTGGTTTATAGGATACTTAAAAGGATATGAAGATGGAAAAAAATAACTTTATATGCCTTGACGATGAATTTACATACTCACGCTGCGTGTTTCAATGTAACGACTGCGCACTATACGAAAAACAATTAGATGAAAACAAAAAAGTGGACACAAGCACAGAAGATTGAGCAGATAGAAAGAGCTACAACAAAACTCTATTTAATGGTTAGTCAATTAGCTAAAGAGGTGCAAGAATTAAAGGGTACACAAAATCCTAAATAATTACGATATATACTTGAATAATCAAATTTTATCAAGATGCATGGTGGAGCAAGACAAGGAGCAGGTAGAAAACCTAAAGCAGACGAAGCTAAATTAGTAGAACGCTTAGATGCGATTATAGATAGTGATACAGCTCTTGCTAAGTTAGGAGAACTTGTATCTAAAGGCGATATGAGAGCAATCCAATTATACCTAAGCTATCGTTATGGTAAGCCAAAAGAGAGTATGGATATCAACTCATCTGAGGGATTGAATATAAACTTTAAGGACTTAATTAAGTTTGTCGATTAACATACATAAGAAATACCTACCAATATCAACAGACGATAGTAGATACTTTGTTGTTACAGGTGGTAGGGGATCAGGTAAGTCTTTCTCAATAAATGCTTTGCTTGTTATACTTACCTATGAGCGTGGGCATACAATCCTATTTACACGATACACTTTAACGTCTGCTCGTATCTCAATCATTCCTGAGTTTATAGAGAAGTTAGAACTGATGGATTGTATTGCAGACTTCCACGTTACTAAAGACGAGATAATAAATAGAAAATCAGGAAGCAAGATAATCTTTAGAGGGATCAAGACAAGCTCAGGAGATCAGACAGCAAGTCTAAAATCACTAACAGGTATAACGACTTGGGTTGTGGATGAAGCAGAGGAACTAACAGACGAGCAGAAGTTTGATACTATTGATCTATCAGTAAGACAGCAAGGTAATCAAAACAGAGTAATACTAATACTTAACCCCACAACCAAAGAGCATTTTGTCTATACACGATTCTTTGAGGATAAGGGTGTACAGGAAGGTAGCAATACGAATAAGGATAACACCACATACATTCATACCACATACTTAGATAACCTAAACAATCTATCTAAAAGCTACATAGAGCAGATAGAACAAATGCAAAAGCGCAGACCTGAGAAATACAAACAACAAATGTTAGGTTCTTGGATGGCTAAAGCTGAGGGTGTGATATTTGATAATTGGACTATTGGCGAATTTAAAAAGAAAGGTGTAAGCGTATGGGGGCAGGATTATGGTTTTGCTGCTGACCCATCAACCCTTGTAGAAACAAACATAGATACAGATAACAAAATAATATATCTAAGGGAATGTTTTTACCTGCCACGACTAACTACATCACAGATAGCACAACTCAATCTTAAACACGCTAAGGATGGTCTTATCGTAGGGGATAGTGCAGAACCAAGACTAATACACGAACTTAAATCAAAAGGATGTAGTGTAAAGCCATCAATTAAAGGGCAGGGTAGTATTACCTATGGGATATCTTTATTGCAAGACTACGACCTTGTGGTTAGCCCTGATAGTACAAACCTAATTAAAGAGCTGAACAATTACAGATGGTTAGAGCGTAAGTCAAACACGCCTGTCGATGCTTATTGCCACCTTATTGATGCGATTAGATATAGCGTAGGATACCAACTGCAAAACCCAAATAGAGGTCAGTACGCTATTCGCTAAAATCATTTTTTTTTACGATATATAATTATGAAAGTAGATATAGAAATCCCTGAATCACTTAATGAGATAACCTTAGACCAATATCAGAGATATCTAAAGATACAAGACAAAAACGAGGATGAGAAGTTTTTAGCTGTTAAGATGATAGAAATCTTTTGTGGGATTCGTGGAGATCACGTCCTACTGATGAGGGCTACTGACATTAACAGCATAGTGCAGATATTAACTGAGATGCTAAACAACACACCCAAACTGCAAACTATGTTCAAGATGAAAGGTACACAGTATGGGTTTATACCTAAGTTAGATGATATGAGCTTTGGCGAATACATAGACTTAGATACGTTTATAGGCGATTGGGATAATATGCATAGGGCTATGAATGTTCTATACAGACCAATTACTAATCAATATGGCGATAAGTACAACGTAGAGGATTACAGCGTAGATAACGCAGAGCAGATGAAAGATATGCCTATGAGTGCAGTCTTAGGTTCTATTGTTTTTTTTTACAATTTAGGGATGGACTTATCGAAAGCTATGCTGAATTATTTGGGGAACGAGGAGATGAACTTAGCTCTGCATCTAATTTCGGACGAAAATGGGGGTGGTATCAATCACTTTACGCACTCGCTCAGGGGGATATTGGACGATTTGAAGATATCACTAAACTAAATGCTCATCAATGTTTATATGCCCTAAGTTTTATGAAAGACAAAGTGGAGTTAGAAGCAAGACAAATAAAAAGTAAATTCAATGGCTAATCAAGGTGTAAGAGGTTTTTATCAAATCACAGAAACAATAAAAGACCAACTGTTAAACGATGTAAACGTCAACACAGTAACCACAGGCGATATAACAGACATCGACCTATCTAAGCAGACTATCTTCCCTCTATGCCATATCATTGTAAACAACGTAACAATAGAAGAGCAGGTGTTGCGCTTTAGTATGTCTATCCTTGCTATGGATATCGTTGACCAAAGTAAAGATGAAACAACAAACATCTTTAGGGGTAACAACAACGAACACGATGTACTCAACACACAACTTGCTGTAATCAACAAACTTATAGGTGTACTTAGAGGTGGTGCGTTGTACACAACCAAATACCAATTAGATGGCGATCCATCTTGCGAACCTTTTTACGATAGGTTTGAGAATCAAGTAGCAGGGTTTGCTTGTACGTTTGATGTGTTAATTGAAAACGATATTAATATATGCAGCTAAAAGAAACACAGAAAGCTCTTAGGGCGTTTGGTAAGTATGTAGTGCAGCAATCACGCACGAACCTTACTAAAGGCAGCAAGAAGTATGGCACTAAAAACTTTTCAAAGGATTTGTACAACTCAATTAGCTATGACATAGATGAGGTAAGTAAGGGTTTTAGACTTTACTTTGAGATGGAAGATTATGGTATGTTTCAAGATAGGGGTGTTAAGGGTGTCAAAGGTGGCAAGTCTTTAAGTAACTTTAGCTACAAACAATCATCTAATCTTGTGGGGTTAGAAAGTGCCACAGGTACGTTTAGCAAATGGGCAGCAGCTAAAAGGTTACAATTAAGAGATAAAAAGGGTAGATTCCTAAGCTACAAGCAGACAGGGTTTGCACTTGCTACGATCGTAAAGAATTATGGTATTAAGCCGTCTATGTTTTTTACTACGCCCTTTGAAGCTGCGTTTAAAAACTTACCTAATGAATTAGGCAAATCTTTTGAGATAGACTTAACAAACAGAATAGATAATGGCAACTAAGATAAACGTAAGAAGCCCCTTTTACAAAAAAACAGAACATAGCAATTTAGCGAGTGCTAAAATGAGGCTATATATTTATACAGGTTCAATAACTATTGACAAAGGTTCACCAAAATATACCATAACTAAAAACACAATAGACTCTAACACCTATGTAGTTTTTGAGATTAGTGAGCTTGTAAGGGATTATCTTGAAATAGAGTTTGATGGAGAATATGATAGTCAAACAGTATGGGTAGAATCCGATATAATTCAATACCCTTTAGCTGATGGAGGAGGTACAGCTATTGATAACGACAACAATGATTATATAGCGTTCGATGGTTATGGCTACTTTCACGAAGGTACGAATCCTCAGCTTTCAAGAGGACTATTGATGTCAAACAATACTATATTTAGACTAAACGATAGCAACGTAAGAATCCCTGTATTTACAGAAGATACTAACTCAGTAACATTCTTTTACAAAGGCGAGGAGAAACGCACACAAACAATAATGAACTCCACATTTACAAGTGGTCAAATAGACTACGTTACAGTAAGTGGTCAAGATAACAACGACACTTATGAAGAAAGGGTTTTAACCGATGGAGGTACACTTGAAACATCAAGTTGTTTAACAAACTTTCTTAATCAATTAGATATAGGACTTGTAGATGAAGTTTACATAGCAACAGATAATGGTGTTGAGGTAGTTAAGATATTAAGCACAGATGAATGTAAATACGAACCTTATAAAGTTACATTCGTAAATAAGTTTGGCGCTTTGCAAGACCTTTGGTTTTTTAAGAAGTCAGTAGAATCCACAAGCGTAACATCTGAGCAGTTTAAGGCATCTATATTCGACCAATCTACCCTAAGCTATAAAACATATAAGCATCAACAGCAGGCGTTCTTAGCGCAGGGTAAGGATAGAATCACAATGAACACGGGATATGTTAATGATGACCATAACGCTGTCTTAGAGGAATTATTATTAAGTGAACAGGTATGGTACACAGAGATAACAGAAACAGAAGAGAAGGTTATACCTGTTATCCCATTAACTAAGTCAATCACATACAAGACAAGTGTTAACGATAAACTTGCAAACTATACAGTAGATTTTGAACACGCTTTTGATAAAATAAATAACATAAGATAGTGCAAAGCATACAGTTATACATAGAGGGGCAAAGGGTTGATATGTTCAAAGATGAGAACGTAAACATTACGCAGTCTATTAAGAACGTAAAGGATATAGCTAAGGTGTTCACAGAGTTTACTAAAACCTTTACCCTACCTGCTTCAAAAACTAATAACAAGATATTTAAGCACTATTACAACTTTGATATTATAGGGGGCTTTGATGCGAGAACAAAGAAAGATGCTACACTTGAACTAAACTATCTACCATTCAAAAAGGGGAAGATAAAGTTAGAGGGTGTTGATCTACAAAACAGAAAGCCCAAATCGTATCGCATTACTTTCTTTGGCAACACAGTAGCATTAAAAGACTTGTTAGGAGAAGATAAGTTAAACGCATTAACGGAGTTAAACACACTTAATGAAACGTTTTCGCCATCAAGTATAGAAACTGCGTTACAACGCAACCCATCTACAAACGATGTGGTAGTGCCTATTATTACACACACTAAAAGACTTTTTTACGATAGTGCGGATAACACACCTAACACAGGTAATTTATTCAACCATACAGGCGGTGGTTCACATAATCACGGTCTTGCATGGAGTGAGTTAAAATATGCATTAAGAATACACAAGATCATAGAGGCTATTGAAGATAGGTATGGCATAACCTTTAGCACAGACTTTTTTAACACATCAAACGATTCTTATTACGATTTGTTTATGTGGTTACATAGAAAAAAGGGCATTGTATCAAGGGGAGGGCAAACAGATCAATTTGTAAACCTTATAGATGGTTGGACTGTTGGGTTTGGAACTACCACACCATCAGGTAGTACACCTGCAAGTAGGATGAACTCAACTTCTATTCTAAAGTGGCAAATACCATCAGGGGGTGTAGGAGCTGATTTTAATTTAAACCTTACAAGGGCTTCGTCAAACCCTTACGATATATCTATAACAAAAAATGGTTTAGAAATATATGCGGAAAGCAATATAACAGCTACATCTAAAACTATTGACTTAACTACATTTATCACAAATCAAGCACAATATACAGTTACAATAACTTACACATCATCCTTTAGTTTTACCGATGTAAAGTGGACTACTCAATATGCTACACCATCAGGCACAGTAACAACAACACACTCAACAGGTAGTTATATTGCACCTGCTAACTTTGAGTTTGTAATAAGTGAACAAATACCTGAGATTAAAGTAATTGACTTTCTTACAGGTATATTTAAGATGTTTAACCTTGTAGCATTTGTAGAGGA